ATTTGGACTTGCGCCGATATTGATCGTCGCTGTTGCCATAAGAGGCTCCTAGGCTGGGACGTTGTCGATGTGTTGTGCGGCGGCGATTTTGATCGGGACCACTGCCATCGCAGTCTGCGCGCTATGCCCCGGATCTTTTTGCAGTTCGCCCTCGATGCGGCAGTAATGCACGCCGTGGAGCCCCAAGTTCTGGCGGAAGCCTTCCGGCCCGGCCGACAGCGCCCGCTCGACGGCGTCGATCAGGACGTTGAGCATCGCCGCCGGCACGGCGTTTGCGTCCGCCCCGACCCGCGTAAAAATCCACGCTTCGCAGTTCAGCTCGACCAGCATCGCGCGCGTCGATTCCCGGTAGCCGTGGACCTCGTTTAATTCGACCAGGTACAGCGCCGGCATGTCCTGCTCGGCGTTGGGGTCGCGTAGCCGCCGCTCGACGGTCTGAAAGCCCTGCAGCAACGGCGCCGCGGTGCGGTCGGCGATTGCCGGCAGGGAGAGCGTCACCTCGGGCGATACCGTGGCAACGGTCGCCCCGTCCGACACACCGTCCCCCGTCACCGGCATCCCGACCATCAAGCCGGCGGTGCTGCTGACGTTGGCGAGTGTGGCCGACCCCGTGGTCGTGTCCGCGGTGAATGGCACCACCAGCGGCGGCCCGCCGAGTTTGTTTAACAGGGCGCCGATGATGGCTTCGCGGTTCATCGAGCGGTGGCAGTCTCGACCGCTACGGCAAAGTCACGCTGGGCCGGTTGCACGACCGGATAACTACGCGAGCCGGAACGCAGCTTGAGAAACTGGATGGCTTCAAGAGCGGAGCCGAGTTGTGCCACCACGACAGCCGTTCCCGCCACGACCGGGATAATCACCTCGGTCCCATCGACGCTGAACAGGTCATTGTAGAAAGTCCCGTCGGTCGATATCTGGAAACTCAGGTTTGCTCCCGTCCAGGCCGCCGGCATCGTGATACGGACCAGTCGGCCGCTTGTGCAATCGAGCCCGGACGACAGGCTTTGACCGGCCGCGATAGTCGGGCCGTTTAGCACAACCAATGCCATGACTTAGTCCTTCAGAACGTCCGCGAGCACTCGCCGCAGCTCGGCCCGCGCCTTTGGCAGCATCGCCGCCGCCGGGCCGCGCAGAAACCGCATCTCGGTGATGCCGCCGACCCGTTGGTAGCCGCGCACGTGTGAGCCGCGCCTCATGTACCCCTTGACCGCAAACTTCTTGCCGGTGCTGCCATACTCGAGCGCGCCGGCGGCCGCCGCGGTGTTGTGCTGACGGGTCCGCAGCACCCGCACCCGGCCGCGCACGAACATTTTGATTTGGTTCGTATCGACATAGGCTTGCGTCAGCGAGCGCAACCGCCCGGTTCTTACCGGCTCTCGCGCCTCGACCTTGTGCACGAGTTCGTTGGTCAACCGGCCGATCGTCTGCGTTAATCGCTTTTGCAACTGTTTCGGCATGGATTCGAGCCGCACCCGCAGCCGCACATCGTTCAGGTCCAGCTTTGCGTCGATCAGCGTGTCGCGCGCCGATATCATCCGACCATGCCCCGCCGGTACGGGTTCAAGAGCGAGGCAATGTCCTGCGGCAGCAATGACCCGCCGGGCACGCCGCCGACCCAGAACTCCTGCCGCCCGAGACCCGGCGACTCGGTGGCGCGCAGCATCGGATCGCGCCCGCGGGCAGAAGACTCCATCGTGCATAGATCGAGCACGGCCTGCTGCACATCGGCCGGTATCTCGGCGAACCCGGCGTCGTAGAGCACGGACAGGCCGCCGCCCCCGACCACCCACGCGCGCGGATCGGTGATGCGCCACAGGTGCCCCGCGAGCGGCTCGAGCGCATAGTCGCCCTGAACCAGCCCCGCACCGTCGAGCGTCACCTCCAGGCTTTCCGGATCGACCGGCGCCTGGCTCAACATCAGCGGCTCGCCGGTTATGCCGGCGACATCGGACAGGAACGTGTCGAGGTACGTCTGCAGCGCAAAGATCCGGTTGCAATAGCGTTCCGCCGCCAGGCTCGCCCGCGCGATGACCTTGGTCAGCCACGCATCGTTGGCGACGTCGCCGGGCCGCACCCGGAGTTGCTCGCGCAGATCGTCGAGCGTGACCAGGTTGCGCTCGAGCGCCGGCGTCACGACGGCGGTATAGAGCGGCCTCATTCGGCCGCCTCGATGTGGTACTGCGCGAAGAGCGCGCTGAGATCGAGCGCCGGCCCGATGCTCCCGTCGCTCATCACCGGAACGGCGCGGTAATCGCGCACGTGCCACTCGGCAATAGCCGCCGCCGGCATGCCGCGCTCCCCGCGCGGGCCTAGCTCGCCCCGCTTGCCGCGCTCGCCTGCCTTTGCCGCCAATGCCCAGCCATCGCCCGGCAGCGGCCCCGGCGCATCGCACTTCGCCCGCCATTCGGCGCCGTGCAGGCTCACCACATCGTACTTGCGGTATTGGCGCTCCGAGTCGAACAGTCCGCACACCTCGCCGACGTAGGGCACCTCCCCAGGCGCACCGGGCGGCCCGGCAACGCCCTGTTCGCCCGGCGGCCCCGCTACCGTCTCGCCAGGTTCCCCACGCTCTCCACGCTCGCCCTGAGGCCCCGGCGGCCCGTCCTTAATCCCCGCCAACCTCTCCGCAACGGCACGCTCGACGCGCAGCTCGAACTCGGCCTCCTGCGCGCGCAGCCGCTCGGCCTCTAGCGCAAAGCGCAGCATCAGGTCGCGCTCGATGCGGGCGGCGATGGCGCCCAACTCACCACCGAGCGAGGCTGCCAGTTCGTCAAACGCCGGCATAGCTCTTCCGCATTGCCGCTACTCCGACCGCCTTGGCCGCCTCTACGTCCTGCGTCTCGTTGGTGTTGGCGGCCGGCGCATCCGGTCCTGGCGGTGCGGCCGGCGCATTCGGTCGCGGCGAGGACGGCGGCGGTTGCGACCACGCTTCCAAAGGCACCACCTGTTGCTGAACCCTCGGCGAGTCGCCGTCCTCTACCGCCGGCAGGTCTTCCAGCGCCCTTGCTTCGTTCGGGCTGTAAATCCCGCCCTGCACCGCCTGCGCGAGCGCCGCGACACGGTCCTTTTGGTTGGAGCGCAGCAGCACCGCGGTATCAAATTCCAAATACTCGGTCGGGTATCCCGGCAGCCCGAAAAACCGCCCGATGCCGTCCTCGACGTGGTTGAGCGAGAACCCCAACGCACCCGATACCCAGAAGCGCATTTGATCTTCACCGCCCGCCTGCATCTGCGCGCCCCACAGCGACAAGAGCGGCAGCGGGATGCGATATGCGGTGGCGATCCGCCCGTCCGCGATCTGCAGCAACTCGGCGAGCTGGGCGTCCCGCGAGGTGCTCGACACTTGCTGCCACTTCAGCCCGGACGACAGGATCGGCGTGCCCCCGGCATTGGCGCCGGTGGTCCGGTCGAGCCACGCCTCGCGGATCTCCGCCGTCTGCCAGCTTTCGAGCTGCTGGTCGGTGGTGAGGACGCCGCTCGGCTTGGCGGCGTTTTGCGCAAAGTCGAGCGCCTGCCGAACCATGCTATTGCTCGCCGCGATATCGAGCATCGCGTTGGTCAGGGGCGGCACGCCCTTTAGCGGATCGCCGTCGCGCGCATCGAGCTTGATGTGCAGCACGTCGCGCGCCGGCACGGCTTTGGCCGCTTCCTTGGTCAAGAGCCGCTCGACCACCGGGTTGCCCGCGATCGAATAGAAGACCTCCCCATTGCCGGCGATCCAGGCACCGCAAGAGGAACTGCTCATTAGGTGCAGTGCGTCCACCTCGTAGCGGTTGTTTCGCGTCGCGTAGGCATAGGCATTGCCATCGCTGTAGAGCGCGCCGACCAAATTCAGGACGAAATCGCTGCCGCTCTGGTAAGCGTTCGGCTTGGCCATTACCCGCGACAGGGCTGAGTTCGTCACCCGCTCGCGCCCGCCGTCGCCGGTCGAGCGCCAGTGGGTCGGCGGGCACATGGCCGCGGTCTGGCTGTAGGCGGCGATGCACGCATGCACCAACGCCCCGCCGCCGACCCGGATCGGGTCATAACCCAACTGCCAGAAATTCGCAGGCCACGAGGGCGGGATATACCCCCCCGTCGCCAGCGTGACCGGCGCGGCCTTGGCGCGCGGGCGCAGGATGCGTTGCAGCACCCCGCCCCAGGCAGGCGCCATCAGGGCCACCTGAACGGCGTGTCGACCGGCTTCCACAGTCCGGTCCTGGCATGGAGTTCCCGCCGCCGCTCCTCCCGATGCAGGCGAGCCCTTTCAGCTTTTCTGGCGTCGGCCCGGAGAAGCAACAAGCCGACCAAGCCAACGGGACTGCCAACAATCAGGAAAAGGCTGATGAACGCGGCGGCGATCCGCATCATCCGGCCGCCATGCGCGAGGCTAGCGCTTATCGCTGTCCGGCGGCCTCGGCACGGTTCGCTCTGCCGGCCGCTGTTCCGGTTGCGGCCGGTGTGCCGCGGGTACGGTCGGTGCCTGCGCCCTCGCGTCTCTCCGCTCAATCGGCTCCATCCTGCCTTCGCCGGATACGAGGTATTCCTGCTGTGCGGCGACGGTCGGCATCTCCGGCGCGGCCCCCGGACTCTTCTCGTCCGGGTGCAACAGGCCGAGCTTTGTCAGGTCGATCTCCTCCTGGGTCGGCGTCGGCACCGCGCTTTCCGTGACCTTCAGCGTCAGGTTCGTCAGTGCCGCCCGCCGCTCCTTCTGCTGGTCGTATTCCGACCTCGCGGCCTGCTGCTGTTCCGTCAGGTTGGTCTGCACCGTTGTCTGCATCCGTGTCCTCCTTTGTGACGATGCGCCGGGCGAGACGTCTGCCTGGCGTCCGCCATCCGTATCTGCGGGATGTCACGTCACCAGGTCACGCCCGTGACCCATGCAACTGAGCCTGTCCTTAACAAGGCCCAGTTCATCGGCAGGATCATGCGGAGCGCCAGGGAGTCGGTTTGAAAAAGTGAGCGACTCGGACTGGCTACTACGCCCGAGCCCTGAGCCCCTGTTACCAATTGTAGTGGGCTAGTATCCTCATAATGTAACGTAGCTTGATCCGAGACATCGAACCTGGGGCTATCGCCCTGCACCACCATCAGATCATCGGCATTGATCAGGATCACCATTCCGGCCGGCACCGTCGACGACACAACGACCGGGTAGGACAGCAGCCGGTTATTGTTGACCTCCGTCTGAAACGGGAAATCGCCGCCGGCATTCTGTGTAAGCGATATCGCGATTTGCTGCACCGGGTTCATGATCCACACCGGCGAGCGCAGCGCATTGACGCCGGCGAGCGCGCCGACCAGTGCCTTGACGTCGGCGACCAGCGCAGCAAACCCGCCGCCCGCGGTCGGTGTCAGACCGGCGACGCCTGCCCTGATCCCGGCCGGGCGGATCGAAGTCGCCGCCACGTTGTCGATAAACACCGTATCGACCGCGATCCCGGTGTCGTCGACGATGAGATGGCGCAGGATCATCTCGATTTCCGGCGTCGAATGCTCGGCGATCTCGCGCGTATAGGACGTGATGACCGCGAGCTTCTTGAGCCCGATCGCCACCGTGGTGAACGCCGCCTGCTTGACGGGAATTGGGCTGCCCTCGAGCACGAACGATCCCGCCACCGTCGGCGTCGTTGCCCGCGTCGGCATGCTGATCTGGCCGTAGCGCCCGAGCGTTATCTGCATCCCGCGCGAGGCGACCGGCTGAAACACGCTCCCGGCCATGATCTGGTTGACGAACTCGCCCTGCCCGGTCACCGCCAGTTCGGCCGCCCAGCCCGCCGTCGTGGTCGTGGCCGGCGCCGTTGCGGCGCGCGTGATCCACTCGTGCACGCCGCGCGTTGCCTCGAAATCGCCGTGCGAGCCGTAGTGCTCCTCGAGGATCGCCTCGGCCGGCCGTTTGGTCACGAATGCCAGGGTCTTGGCCAGGAAATGCCGCACCACGTAGTCGCCCGGCTCGGCCGCCTTGCGCTTCGGTTGCGCCCAGGCTTTCGGCGCCGATGCCGGCAAGCGCTCCGCCGGCGGGTAGACCGTGATCCGCTCCTTCGGCACGGTGATCGGCGCGTTCTCGCCGAG